CCATTCGGAAGCACGAGGATTCTCGGCCCTGACCTCGCCCACCAGCGCGCACATTTTTTGTTCGATAATGTCAGTCACGCTACCACGTCCTCTTCTACCTGAGCAGTCAGAGCCTTGAGTTCGATAAGCTCATTAATGATGGCGGCGTACTTAGGGTCGCGGCTCATGAAGTACTCAGCTCGTTCGATCTGATAACGTACAGTGGAATGATCTCGGTTGAGCAGGCGTCCGATTCCTTTCAGTGAGCAGCCGCGCTCGCGCAGAATCTTTGCCACCGCAAAGCGAGGGCGCATCAGGAAGTTGAACCGGTACGGGCCGGTCAAGTCACGATGGTCTACGCAGAACTTGTCAGCGGCGAGCTTGATGATGTCGGTCCTCAGCATGTCTTGTCTCCTTGATAAAAAGTCGGGGCTATTTAACGTCTGCGTGTGTGCATCCACGCCCCCCGACCAGACGGCTTACTCAGAGTGGGAAAGGAATAACCACCCCGTAAGCTGCCGGTGATACCTAGCGCCTCTCGAACCGGCTTGGCGCAGCTCGTCACTTAGAGAACAGTTCACTCAGTTGGTCATAGAAACTACGGGCTTCCGCCACAGTCAACATGTAATCGCCGACCATAATCTTTACCTGCCCCATGTTGGTGACAGGTGCTGTCTCGACCACAACATCTTCCGGTGTGTAGTATGCGAAGGGTGGTTTGCCCCTACCTCCGCCACGATTAGCAACCTTGACGCGCTTGAGCTTTCCCGCCCGGTGCAGGCCGGTAAGAACCTTGCCTACGTAGGACGTGTCGATGATACCCATATCCTTGATGGCCTTGGGGGTCAGGGCGACTGGCGATTTCTGGATCACTTCCAGAACACGGGTGGCTGAATTGGTCATGTCTTTGTCTCCGATCACATCTTAACTACTTCGCCCCACGGGGCAACAGTTCTATCGTTGGACACCCAAAGAACAGGGTAGTGCGGCTGGTGTCCGAAGTCGCTGCACCACAAGTCAGTAAGAACAACGCACGCTGCGGGGTCGATGCCGTTGTCAGAAACGTATTGGAAGATAGGTGAGAACGCCGTGCCGCCACCGCCATGAGGGCGGATGTTGAGCGAGTCGTCGGGCTCGTATGATTCGTAGTGGCTGACCTTGCTGTCGAAGTAGATGACATGCACCTTGGCTGGACGGCAATCTTCGTGGATGGCTGTGATCTCTGCCGCGAACGACGCGATCTCCGCTGCACCGATGGAGCCTGAGCAGTCAACCGCAATGGCAAGCTCACCGAGACTGTTGCCGTCAAGCGATGGCATGATCAGGTCATGCGACATGAAGCGGCGGTTGGGGCGAGCGTAGGACAGATCGATCTTGGCCTTGCTGGTGAGGAAGTTACGGAGAACGACACGCCAGTCAACCTTGGGGGCGAGCGCCTGCTCGACCATACGAGCCACGCCAGCGGACAACTTGCCAGCAGCCTGCGCAACACGGGCAGCCTGAGCCATAGCAACACGCATCTCAGCCTCGGCCTGCGCCTGCTCGGCAGCGTCACCCGGAGCGTCCTCGCACAGGTCGATACCCGTACCGGCATAGCCGCCGTCATCGTCGCCGGACTCTTCGGGCAGCAGCGCATACACGCCGTCAGCAGTGCCGTCACCTTGGCGCACAAGGTTGGCGTCGATCAGCGCACCCTCTGGCAACGTACCGATACGCTCGCTTACGATGAGGTCGTTGATGACATAGTCGCCTGCGATGTTCCAGCGCTTGGCGTTACGGGTACCACGGCGGAACATGTGGTTGAACATGCAGTGCCCTACCTCATGGCACAGCACAGCCATGGTGTTGTCGAGCGTCATGGTGTCAACGAACTCCGGGTTGTACAGAATACGTTTGCCGTTGGTCGCCATGGTTGGGATGCTGCGGTCCTCGATGATGGGCAGGTTGCACACGATGGTGGCAAAGAACGGGTGGTACATAACGAGCTTGGCCTTGGCGCGGCTGAGCTTGTCGGCTGCTGAAATGTCGGTCATGTCGGTCTCCTTTGATTATGTAATGTAAGTTAACGTAAACTACATGCTATGTCAACGCGGCCATGAGCATGAGGTACGCCACCTTGGCTGCGTCTAGGTCTTTAAATGGGCCTGCTACTTTCTTCGGGTACATCTCGTCACCTCTGCGGTACACGATGGCCCAGTTCTTGCGGCGTGAGTTGTCACGTACAACTCTCTCGATGATATGAGCAGGCTGGGCTATGCCCTTGTTGGTATCCCACACCTGCTCAGTACCATCTGAGTGTGACATGCTGCGCCACTTAGGCTCCATAGAGTCCGCTCATCTTGGCGAGGATGTCGGCCATCTGGTCGGCTACTTCCTCGCGCACCTCGGGATGCTCACGAATATCGTCGGCATCAGTGTTGGCGAAGTAACCTTCGAGTTCCTGACGAACCTCCTCCAACTTGGGATCGTTGGTGATGTTGAGCGATGGCAGGATGGCACACAGGTCAAGAGCGGACCCGACAAGGCTATCGTAAATCTTGCCCTTTGGATTGCTGGTTTGCGTATGGATACGCTTGACCACATCGTGAACACGGGACCACGCTGCCTGCATGGCTTGGCCTACCTTGTTGGTAACATCTTCCTCAAGACGCTTGCGCAGGGTAGCCATCTGGTCGTTGGACATATCGACGCGCCAGTCCTTGGCATCAGGCATGGGGTAGAACCCGATGTCCATGCTGAACTTGTGGCGCAGCACGTTGGTCGAAGGGTAGTCAGCCTCGTCGAACAGGGTGCCAAGCAGGTGGCGGGCATCGTCCACGGCCTGACTGTAGGTTACGAGGAACCTGTCTACAGCATTCTCCCACTCACGCTTGCGGTCGGACATACGCTGAGCGAACGCCATGTAGCCATCGGACTTGATGATCTGCATCCCGTCCATCCACGGCAGGGACATCTGGTAGTACTCGTTGCGGATCGTGGCGGTCAGCTTGTGAACCCGGTCGAGGTCAGCGCTCATGGGGAGCAGCGACTTGTTGACACGGGCAGCATCCACGACAGTGCCGTGCTTGGCGTTGACGGCGGCGCTCTCCTTGCGGTCGAGCTTGCGGGCAGTCCACTGCGAGATGTTGAGGGTAACAAGCAGGGCGCGGTTGGTAAGTTCGGTCATGTTCAGTCTCCTTGATTTAATCGGATTAAAGGATGACGGCCTTGCCGTCGGTGGTTGCCCAGTCGATGTATGCACGGGTGGACTGTACCTCTGGCACCTTGCGGATGCAGTCGAGGATAGCCATGGTTGTGAACTCTGCGGGCAGGCGGCGGACGAACGTGCAGATTGCTGCAAAGTTGTCAGCAGTAACCCGGCTGGTCAGCGCACCGCACAGGGCGAAGCGTACACTAGGCTCGGTCGGAACGTCGGCACCATCGGGGTCCATGATGACGGCATCAGGGTTGGGTAGCTTGCGGTACATGGTCAGGAATGCTGCGAACTTGGTAGCCATAGCCTCGCCGACACAGCCCTTGAACAACTCGTACTCTGCCTCGGCAGGGACGTTGCCGACGATGGGCGACACGCCCTCGGTCCAACCACGGAATGTTGCGTTGTGGTCTTGGTTCGGGTCGAACGAATAGAAGTCCTTGTCGAACCGGGAGAACGCCACGACCACAGGATGCACGCCGTTGTTGAGCGCCCACTGACCCCAGTCATCGATGGACATGTCAGCCTCGATCTCGGTCATGCGGTCCTTGAGGTGAGTCAGCATACGCTGCGCACCGGCCCGGTCCACAGTACGATTGCCAGTGCCGACGATGAGCCAGCCAGCCTTGAGCTTGCGCCCATGGATTTCACGGGACTGGATGATGTTAGCCCAGCCCTTCTGCGCAGGGCCATCGGCCTGACCTAGCTCGTCGGCGATCAGGATACCTTCGTCGGGCCAGTTGGAACCTTCGAGCGGGAAGCGGTCGTTGAGCAGATAGTTGAGCTTGGTCTTGTCCTCGTTGGGGAACGGGACACCGAAGTCATCGACCGGCATGGTCGGGACGTGGGTCTTGATGCCACCGATGCCACGGGCAGCAGCGACCTGCTCAGGGATAGAGGTCTTGGCCGTACCCGGAGGGCCCGAGATGTACAGGGCACGCAGGTTGCCAGCGTCGAGCAGGGCATTGATGGTCTTGATGATAACAGTCGGTCGCATAGTAGTCTCCTATCGTTTTGATTTAATCGGATTAAATGGTGGCTGGTGGGCAGCTCTTATTGTCTGAGTAAGTTAGCAAGATGTCTTGCTTATGTCAAGTCGCCTTACACTGTCAAGACGTGCTTGACGTATCTGGTCCTTGCATTCGCGCTCTCGTATGTCGTTGATGAGTTTCTTGCGCGGGGGCATTTTGTGGATGATGAACCCGAGGTTGACCCACTCACTTCTGCTCATCGCTTCCTCCAAACTTGTAGATATCACGCGGCCATACCTCTATGAGTTCACCGGTAAACAGGCGCACAGGGATCGTATCGCGCTCGTTGCCCCATGACTTTCCGCGCCAGCCTTTTCCCGGATCATCGACCACCACGGCAAGCACATGCTCTAGGTCATCTGGTATCTTATCGTGGCCTGTCAGATTATCGTAGATACGCATGTCCTTCTCGAACTTGACAGTATCGCCGACATCGAAGTCTTGGATGTCTCGCCTGAACCGGTCCGGGTCATATGGAATCTCCTCCGAGCCGCCGTCATCTCCGCACTCGCTACAGTACATGCCGCTATCGTAATGCTCGTAGTCCCAGTCCTGCTTGTTGACGTTCCAGTAGCCGGTGACTTGTGAGGTGGACACGTTGTCGCTGCCGCAGTCTGCACAGACAATCATGATCTTAGACATAGCCGTCTCCTGTATTTAATCGGATTAATTGTTGTACTCGATCTCGACGTGGCGAAGCTGTTCGTGCAGCTCCTCTGGCACACTGTCACTGATCCCATTCTCGAACGGGTCCGAGCCATAGAAACCCCAGCACGCATCAACCTCGATCCAGTCGCCGTCCTCTACGTCGATGCACTCTTCGAGGATGTACCCGTACACGTCACCCTCGGCCCACTGCTTGAAGGTCTCGACGCTACCGGCCATGACCCTTGCTGCCTCGTCCCATGGGGTGCCTACGTACTGGCACATTTCGGGTGTGCTGTATGCTATGTAGGTTTCGTGCTGTGTGCTGAACGTATCTACAATAAGCTCATCCTTGACTGCTTCGAGCCATGTGTTGCGAAAGGTCTCGTCGTCATGAAGCCGGTTTTCGTTGTCGAGGATTCTATCGAGGGTGCCGTGACCAGCGACAGACGCCATCTCCTCCATGGCACGCCAGCCGTTGGTACGTATGATGAGGTCAGCGATCTGCTTCTCGATAGGGTCACGCCATACATGTGTACATACAATCCGGCACATGTCGTCCCACTCACGCGGGTCTTCGGCGGACGAGTCGTGGACGATGCGAACACGCAGGGGGTTCTTGGTCACAGCGCAATCTCCTTCTCGCTACGGGTGATCTCAACCAGCTTGAGCTTCGTGCCGATACGCTTCTCGGCCAGACGCAACTCTTCCTTGGCACGCATCACGTTGTCGAAAGCAAACACAGGGCGGTCACGCATGGTGCGCAGTTCGTAGGTCTTAGTCATGTCAGTCTCCATTTAATCGGATTAAATCCGGCCCGACCGGTGGACCACTGCGGTCCGATGCAAACTGTTAATGTCTTAACAGACTAGCATGTAATTGTACTTATGTCAAGCAGGGCTACAGTACGGCAGTGCCGTATAGCAAGCGGGGCTACAGTATGTCAGTGACGTATAGCTAGGACAGGCAAAGAAAAACCCCGCCGAAGCGGGGTGATGTTACTTATCAACCAGTGCCCAGAACCCTCTAGGTAGGGAGATTATATCTCCGGTACTCTTGAATAGCCTTACGTGCATGGTCCTGTCTTTGTGGTGTGATGGTTTGCCCACCTCAACCACGATGCCTGTGTCGCCACGGGTAAGCTCGATGCCTCCCGCGTAGACTCCGTTCATGCCTAGATACTTGACTAGATCACCTTCGACCAACGAGCTCAACCTCACCTCCGTAGACTTCCCATTCCTCACCGGGGTAGGCGAAGAACTCTATGCGGTATGCTGGGTTGCTAAACGACACATCATCTAGTGTCTTGACCACTGCGGTGGCCCCTATGGGTGGTATGTTGGGCGGCAGGCTCTCATCACGCGACAGCCAATCAAACCCCCGCTGCGTGAGTTTGACCACATCCCCGACACAGATCATGCCCTTCATTCGACTAGCTCCAACCATTTGCTCTCGACATAGAACAACTCATCCGGGCACGCGAAGAACTTCACGCTGTACAGGTCCGGGATAATGTTATCTTGTTTTGGTGTTTTGTCGATCACCCCGGTCGAGCCCACTGGCAGATAGTCTGCCAAGTGTCCGAGGTACGACATCCTGCGGTAGTTTTCAGGGTAGACCACCCGCACCACGTCTCCGACATTCATGGCACAGGCTCGATCTCGCCATCGTAGAACGTATACTGGAGACCGGGCTGGTCCAGCATCTCGACCATGTACTCGCCCATCAGGGGCGTGTCGTCCCACACCTCGACCACCATGCCCAGCTCACCGACTGCCCAGTCGCTACAATCCGCCCCATCCTCGGTGACGGCTACGATCATCCCCACTTCAATCATCTGGATTGTCCTCCTCCCGGCTCGCCAACATCTCGGTGGTGACCTTCTCGACCATGGCCTGCATCAGCGTACCAGAGTCCCAGTCTCCCGACATGATAGCGTGCTTGTGGTACGGCGCAGACCACAGGTCCGCGAGCCGCTGGCGGGCTGTCATTAGTATCTTGTCCATATCCATCACTTAACCTCCATCCGATCCACTTGGGCATACAACCCATTCAATGTCGTGAGCCAATCCGGCCCACCCGGCACGACCTGCGAACGCAGCTCGATGAACTTCTCGATCTGCTCCTCGCTCCACTCGCGGTCCTTGCGATACTCCTCGTACTGCTCCTCGCTCGGCACAAACCGCCCCGGCACAATTGGTGCCATCTCCACGTATGGCCGTCCATCCTTGACACCCACAATGCGCAGTACATGCTGCTCCCAGTTATCGACCGAGTCGACCGCGAAGTACAACCCATCAAGCCAGCGACGAACCAGATCACCAGAGTTCACCAGCTTGAGTACCATGCGTGTGATCTGCTCCGGACCATCTGGGGTGTTGATGTTGATATGAGGGACAGGTTCACCAGTGCGGTAGTCAATGAAGCCAGACTCGACACTCGGCACAATCGACAATATGCCATCGATCTTGCGCTCACTGAACGACACCGCCACATGATCGAACGAGAGATGCTCCTTGGTGGCATGGTCAACGACCATCACACTGTCCATGATTACCTTGGTGGGTTGCCCTTCAGGGATCAACCTGAACGGCCACCTCTTGCGTGGGCTGTCTTTAATCGGATTAAATGCCTGCTGTGCTGGTATGGTGGTTTGTGGCTGCGACAATGCACGCTCGGCTCGCTCCACACTGCCATCGAAGAGGACGCCAGCACGGATGACACGGACGTACATGTTCGTAACAGAGCGCTCGTCTTTTTCTGCGAGGGTGCGGACGATCTGATCGAGGTCCGTTGGTACATTCAAGATCACTTTGGCTGTCATGTCTTCTCCTGAACTTGTTTTGAGTATGAAGGGCTGTTTTGTGCATACTTCGTATCACCTGATTCACACCTAAACAATACCTAAAACACACCTAGTTTGGTATGGGTGGTTTGGCCTGAAGAGGGTTACAATGCTGGATTTCAGGGGTTGGAGCTTACAATTGTAAGGTGGATTGTAGCAGCATTGTAAGTGTAAGTGATTGAATCGACTAGCATTGCAGCATTGTAAGCGTGGGATGGTGGTTTGGGGTTCTGCTGAGCCATGCGCAGAGCGCATAAAAACATACCTCTCAAAAAATCTGGCTCTTATATCCGGTTGCAACGCTGCAATGCTGCAACACACATACAATTGTTTACAGAAATAATATATACAACTGGAACACAACACAGCAAAATCAGGCACTTCTGGATTAGTGTAGCGCGTCTATAGTTCCTTCCTGCGTTGCATTCTCAATTGTAAGCTGTTTACGTAACCTTACAACGCAGCGATTCTAAACGATAATGTTAATGTAGCCCGTTTACTCCGGACCTGTTTACAAACCACCACTGGCGCAAACCACGATTTGCGTAATCTGAACCCATATTCGTTACGCGGGGACATATCCGCTGCGCGAACCCATATCCGCCATGCGCGCCTGCCACGCCTACATGCCTGTGTGGTGTGTACGTACACAGCATGACAGGATTTAATCGGATTAAATCAGGGGTAGGCAGGCTTACAAAACACACAAACAAGAGCGATGCGGTGGATTTAATCGGATTAAATGATTTATCGTGTGTTTTGAGTGGTTTGCAGAAACTGCTTGTCATGGGTGTAAGGTGGAGCTACAGGAAAGGGGCGGGGGCGATTTGCGCCCTTCGCAATCAACCTAAACGTAAAGGAAACATGCCATGACTAAGACTGTTAAGGGTGCCGCCGCTGTTGCTAAGATTGCCGCCGCCAAGGTGGAAGCAGAACGCAAGGTGCTGTTGGGTGCCTATGCCGCGACTGTTGGCACCGCTGTTACCGCTGCAAACCGGGCTCATGTTGCTGTCACTGACGTGATGATCGCGGCCACCTTGGACCTAGCTGCAAACAAGGTATTCAAGGGTGCCAAGCCGGGTGATTTCGACAAGTACGTTCGCCCGGTGCTGAAGGCAGCGCTGGAGCCGCTGTTGACTGTAGGGGCAGGCAGCAAGGCAGGCTATGTCACCGGGTGCCGCAACCTGTGGCTTGCCAAGGCTAATGGCATTGCGCCCGGTACTGTCCAATTGACGCAGGCAGCATGGAACAGCGGCATGGTCGCCAAGCTAGTCGCCAAGGGCGTGCTGCCTAAGCCGGTCGAAGGTGCCCCTGCCAAAGGCCGCCCTAATGCGATCAAGGCAGGACAGGGTGCCGCCGCCAAGGGCGGACAGGTTGCCAGCACGGGTGCCGCTAGTGCCCCCAAGGTGCTGACTGTTGAAGCGCTTCAAGATATGCTCCGGCTTGCCGGTATGGGGGACCACACTGAAGCGCTTGCGCACATGGTCCTGAATGAACGCCCGGTCCTGATCAAATGGCTGAACGCAATCAGCAAGTAAACCGGACTGGACCTTGACTGAATAGGGCGGCGCAAGCCGCCCTATTTTTTTGCCTTATCAATATGTTAGCCTGCCATGCTGCATTGCATGGCAGGCTTTTTTTGTGCCTATTTTTTCGATCTTCCGAGCGTGTGATGGTGGTATGGGTGAGATGCTAGGGGGGTGGGGGTAGGGGGGTGGGGTCCGGCGCGTGAGGTGGGGGGTGGATGCTTAAGTAGTGCGTGTAAAGCGCCCCCTATTTTTTAGTATAGTGTAGCCCAGCACTACGACTATACTTTGAATCCAGTCAGGGATATAGTAGTAAGATGGACATGGACGATCTGTATGATCTGCTTGACTGGTGCGAAGAAGAGGACTCAATCCTTATTCATCGCGGACCGGGTAACCATGTTCCTTACGAGTGCTGGTGCTATCCGTTGGAATTACCCATCGATTACGTAATGAGTACAGATCAGGCTCAGTTAAACGCAGAGATCGAGCAATACTTCAGGGTGCATTGACATGCCAAACATAGACACAGACTACGATCTAGACGATGTCCTCGGCACCTATCGCCTCGATGGCTCCATGCTGCGGTCAAAATCGCGGGTACTCTTGGAAGACTGGATCGAGCGTATCTATCCGCGCCTTCAAGATCAAACCACCCCCACATCAACCCTGCTCGACATCGGTAAAGTACTGATCGAACTCGGTGACATGAAACCCAAAACAAACGCCCAACCAGTAAATACCGGGCCGGGTTTCAGTATCACGATCAACATCCCACAATCCGACGGCAAACCACCCATAACAATCGAGGGAACCGCTGTACCCACGACAGAGGTTGAAGAAGTAGAAGAGTTCGTAGAGAGTATTGCCGAAGAAAACCTCAAAGCGATACCTATCCCAGACTTTGACTTGGAGGAAGACGATGGCTAAGACACCTGCATGGCAGCGCAAAGCGGGCAAGAATCCCGCTGGCGGCCTGAATGAAGCCGGTCGCCGCAGCGCCCGCGCTGAAGGCATGAACCTCAAAGCCCCGGTAAAGTCTGGTGACAACCCACGCCGTGCATCTTTCCTTGCTCGTATGGGTAACATGCCCGGACCTGAACACGACGAGAAGGGTAGGCCGACTCGTTTGCTGAAGTCGTTGCAGGTATGGGGTGCAAGTTCTAAGGCTGACGCTAAAAAGAAAGCGGCAGCTATTAGTAAGCGGCTGAAGAATAAAAAATGAGTAACCTCACCTACGAACCACCGCAGTCAGCGGCTGGATTCTTAACATCATCAGCATTCATCTCGCTGATTTGTGGACCTGTAGGCTCGACGAAGACTACAGCTTCTCTAATGAAGATCGCATACCATGCAAAACAAATGGCTGCGTGCCGTGATGGCATACGAAGGTCTCGCGCTATTGTTATTCGTAACACTCGCGAGCAGTTGCGCGATACTACTATACCGGACTTCCTCAAGTGGTATCCCGACGGCATCGCAGGAACCTACCTCAAGACAGAGTACAAGTTCATCCTCCGGTTCGACGACGTGGAATGCGAAGTCTTGTTCCGAGGGCTCGATGACGCGAACGACGTTAGGCGACTTCTGTCTCTCCAAGCCAGCTTTGGTGTGCTGGACGAGTTCCGAGAGATCAACCCCACCATCTTCGAGGCTTTGCAGGGTCGTCTGGGACGCTATCCCGATGGAATGATGGTGCCGCACCGCCCCGAATGGGGAACGGACAAGAAAGGAAACCCGATACAAGGATGTGTCACAGACACCGGAGAATCGAACGCGCACGTATGGGGGGCGACGAACCCACCGGACATGGATACGTTCTGGGAAAACTTCCTGAGCGACCCGCCAGAGAACGCAGACGTACACTTTCAACCCTCAGGTCTCTCGCCGGAGGCCGACTGGGTGAAGTTCCTGCCTCAAGATTACTACGAGAACCTAGCTGAAGGTAAGTCAGAAGACTGGATTGACGTGTATATCAACGCGAAATTCGGTAAATCTCTGGCTGGTAGACCAGTATTTCCGTCGTTTAACGCTGATTTTCATGTTGCCAAACAACCCATAAAACCCATCAGATCAGAGCAAAAACCTCTGATTATTGGTATGGATTTCGGTCTTTCGCCCGCTGCAACTATCAATCAGCTAGATTTACATGGTCGTTTGTTGACGTTTGCCAGCATTACTAGCGAAGGCATGGGCATTACTAGGTTTATTCAAGAGAAGCTGCGGCCTGTGCTGACCGAAAGGTTTGCTGGTCTGCCCGTTATTGTCATCGGAGACCCTGCCGGTAGCCAGCGAGCGCAGACGGACGAGAGGTCGTGCTTTGATATCCTGAAGGCGGAGGGCTTCCGCGTGCTGCCTGCCTCGACGAACAGTGTTGTGGCGCGTATCGCTGCGGTTGAGAAGCTGTTGTCGCGTCAGGTCGAGGGGAGGGCGGGGCATCTGATTGATCCGTCGGCTACCGAGCTGATCCGAGCTATGCGGGGCGGGTATCGGTACAAGATCAAGAAGAGCGGTGAGATGGAAGCCTCGCCTGAAAAGAACTCGCACAGCCATATTGCCGATGCTCACCAGTATGCGTGCCTTTATGCTGAAGGCGGTAACATGTTTGGTAGTATGATGCGCACCGAGAAGCGTGAAATCAAACGCGTTTCAGCCGGAGGCTGGACATGATACTATATCAGTGATAAACTGCTGAGCAGTTTATTTACATCGGAGCCGTGATGGAGCCCTCAGTTGTTCAGCTCGGCGTCGTCCGGGCCGCCCCACTCGCAGTACTTCTTGAAGAAGAGCGTCGGTCTGCTGAGGAAGTGCAGAACCAGCCGGTACTCACCGGGCTGACGGCGTATATCCGTCGGTGCTGGGATCAGGCTCGTACTGCCAAGCAGATGACTGTTGAGCCTCGCATGATTATGAACATGCGTGCACGTCGCGGTGAGTATGATCCTGAGAAGCTGGGCCAGATTCGCGAGATGGGCGGCTCCGAAGTCTATGCTGGCCTGACATCGGTCAAGTGTCGGTCGGCTGCCAGCTGGTTACGCGATGTGCTGATGGCTACCGGGACTGAGCGTCCGTGGACGCTGCGGCCTACGCCGATGCCGGACCTTCCGCCTGACATCAACGACCAGATCATGCTGAAGGCAGTCGGCCCGATCCAGAATGCTATCCTCGCAGGTCAGCAGGTACAGCAGGATCAAGTTGTCGAGCTGATGAAGGAACTGCGCGAGCAGGCCAAGAATCAGATCACAGAAGAAGCCCGCCGTCGTGCCGAGAACATGGCGATGAAGATGGAAGACCAGCTCGTACAGGGCGGGTTCTTGCAGGCGCTCGATGCGTTCATTGACGACATCACAACATTCCCCTCCGCCATCCTGAAGGGCCCGGTTGTTCGCAACAAGAAGGCCATGAAGTGGGTGCTTGACCCGACCACTGGTCAGTACAAGGCTGAGGCCGAAGATACGCTTACCCTTGAATGGGAACGTGTGTCCCCGTTTGACATCTACCCATCCCCTGCCGCCACATGCGTGAGTGATGGGTATCTGATCGAGAAGCACAAGCTGTCGCGTGAAGAGCTGACGCAGCTTATCGGTGTCGAGGGCTATGATGATGCGTCCATCCGCATGGTGCTGGATGAGTACGGTCGGAATGGTCTGCGTGAGTGGTTGACCAACGACGTTGCCATGGCCTCCGCTGAAGGTAAAGCGACTACACAGATCGCTCAGAACGTGGATGGCCTGATCGATGCGCTCCAGTTCTGGGGTCCGGTGCAGGGCAAGACACTGCTTGACTGGGGTCTCTCTGAAGACGAGATCACTGACCCGGTTAAGGAGTATCACGTCGAGGCATGGCTGATCGGCCACTATGTGATCAAGGCTGTGCTGAATTACGACCCGCTGGGTCGCAAGCCATACTATGTCGCAAGCTACGAGGACGTGCCGGGTAGCTTCTGGGGCCGCTCGGTTGCCGATCTTGTCCGTGACCCTCAGATCGTGGTCAATGCTGCTGCTCGCGCCATCGTGAACAACATGGGTATCGCATCGGGTCCGCAGGTTGTGGTCAACGTAGACCGCCTTGCTCCGGGCGAAGACATCACACAGCTTACACCGTGGCGTATCTGGCAGGTTACAAACGATCCGACAGGCGGAGGTCAGCCCCCGCTCCTGTTTAATCAGCCTGAGTCCCGCATCGCTGAGCTGGTCGGCATCTTCGAGAAGTTCTCTGAGATGAGCGATGAATACTCCGGCATCCCCAAGTATATGGGCGGTGAACCGGGCGGTGTTGGCCGTACAGCGTCGGGTCTCTCGATGCTCATGACCAATGCAGGCAAGGCAATCAAGCAGGTCAGCAACATCGACATCGGTGTTATGACCCCGATGCTTCAGAAGTTGTACGACCATAACATGCAATTCAGCGATGATCCTGATCTGAAGGGTGACATCCAGATTGTTGCTCGCGGTGCAGCTTCGCTGGTTGTCAAGGATGCGGCTCAGCTCCGTCGCAATGAGTTCTTGGCAGCCACGGCTAACCCAATTGACATGCAGATCGTTGGGGTTGAGGGCCGCGCCCACATCCTGCGTGAGACAGCAAAGAACCTTGACATGGATGTCGATAAGGTTGTGCCGCCAATGAATGTGCTTCAGCAGAAGTTTGCCGCTCAAGCGATGATGCAGCAAGCCGCTCAACAGCAACAGGCAGGTGTGCCGCAAGCTGGTGGTGGTGGTCAGGCTCTAACTGACGGAACACCAGCAACAGATAACTTCTCTCCGCCAGCTGTAAGTTAAGTACTTGACGTGTTGTGCTGAGATACACTAGTATATAGAAATGTTGACGAAACCAACTACGCAAATGCTCCGGAGCTTGTACGCTCTGAGTCAAAGCAAAGGATGGGACGAGATCAACAAACTGTTTGAGAATGAGCTGACCAAGTCTTACGATTTCTTAGTAGAGAGCCGGGATGAGCTGGCACTACGGCAGATGCAAGGCAGAGTTCAACTGATTCGAGAGTTCCAAGATTTGGTGCGCGAGGCACCACGTCTTTTGGAAAAGCTAAAGGATACAGGTCTTTAGCTTCTAACCCGCCAGCAGACCGTACCGCCAAGTGGAGACCCCCGAGGACCACGTAACGTAGTCGGAGCACGGAGAACAACATGAGTCTACCCAAACAGGTCCAAGCCCAGATGGAAGAGGCTGAGCGACTGGAGAGGGAGCTGCACGAAGCAGCCAACCCAAATCCCGAGCCCACCCCTGAAGCTGAGCCAGAACCCGAAAATGCCCCGGAACCCGTTGAGGAATCAACCCCAGCAGAACCCGAGGCAACTGAGCCGGAACCCAAAGCCGACCCAGAACCGCCCGTCGAAGACAGCACTTGGGAACGCAAGTACAAGACACTTCAGGGTATGTATAACGCGGATGTTCCGCGACTGCGTACCGAAGTAGCTGAGCTTAAATCTCAGCTTGAGACTGCGATTTCTAAACTAGAGTCAACGAGCGCGAAGGACGACAAGGAGCCAGCCCAGCGTTTGGTAACAGACAAAGACGTTGAGGATTTTGGTAGCGATCTTGTCGATCTCATTAAGCGACAGGCCACGGAAGTAGCCCATGCTGAGATCGGTAGGCTTGAAGAAGAGAATGCACGGCTCCGCGAACAGCTGACCGGCGTCTCTGAGCGTCAAGGTGATATCGCTCGTCAGACGTACTTCTCAGATTTGGCTCGGCTTGTGCCGGACTATGAAGAGATTAACGTTGACCAGCGGTTCTTGGACTGGCTCTCTGAAGTGGATGTCCTCAGTGGGCATCAGCGACAAGAGTACCTGAACAACGCCTTCAACACGTTTGACGTGGCACGCACAGCGACTCTGTTCAATGCGTTCAAGGAACTGACAGGTTCGACTCAGAAGCCGCAACCCAAGCAGCCACCCAAAGAACTCGCACGTCAAGTTGCGCCCGGAACCTCAAAGTCCTCCGCGCAGACCGTCGTGAATACTAACGAGAAAATCTGGTCCATGTCTGAGATCGAAGGTTTTTATCGTGACGTAGCTCGCGGCGTCTTCAAGGGGAACGATGCGGAGCAGGCGCGGATTGAAGCAGAAATCGACCTTGCTGTTCAGCAGGGGCGTCTATCGCAGTAAGCAGCGCTCGGACGGCAAGGTCATGTATAATCTCACAGGAGAAGTACTATGGCTATTGCCGTCCAGTCGCCGTTCAATACTAACCCGGCCTATTCGGGTACCTTCATTCCGACCATCTGGTCGGGCAAGCTGAACGCCAAGTTCTATGCCACCACGGTTTTTGGCGAAATCGCCAACACCAACTACGAAGGTGACATCAAGAACATCGGCGACAAGGTTGTCATCAACAACATCCCGTCGGTCACCATCAACGACTACACCGTTGGTAACACCCTGAGCTACGAAGTTCCGGCTCCCAGCAAGATCGAACTCGACATCTCGAAGGCTAAGTACTTCGGCGTCAACGTTTCGGACGTGCTGGAATACCAGTCGCAGCCGAAGCTGATGGACATGTTCACCAACGATGCTGCGAAGCAGATGGCGATCAACATCGACACCGACCTGCTGAAGAACTCTATGGACACTGTTGCCGCGAAGAACCGCGGTACCACAGCTGGTGTTCGTTCGAGCTCGTTCAACCTCGGTGGCGCTGGCGCTTCGGCTGCTACCGACGCGGGTGCTCCGCTGACGCTCTCGACCTCGAACATCGTTTCGACCATCACTGCGATGGCCTCGGTGCTCGACGAACAGAACGTCCCGGATACGGATCGCTTCCTCGTCATCAGCCCTGCCGTCCGCAACCTGCTGATGGGCTCGAACCTCCAGCAGGCTTACCTGACCGGCGACAGCCAGTCGATCCTGCGTAACGGCAAGATCGGTACGATCGATCGCTTCACGATCTACGTGTCGAACCTGCTCCCGAGCGCTTCGGCTGGTCAGAACTTCGATGGTTCGGCTAACGCCTCGGCTGTTGCTCGTAAGTGCATCGTCGCGGGTCACACCACAGCCATCTCGTTCGCTTCGCAGATCGCGAAGGTCGAGTCGCTTCAGAACCCGAACGACTTCGGTACGCTGGTCCGTGGCCTGAACATCTACGGCTACAAGACCATCAAGCCGGAATCGCTGGTGATTGCGCAGTACGCCTAATAGGTGTATACGGGGTAGGGGGAAGTGGTTGGGCTTCCCCCTACTACCTTTTGAGGCGGAGCGATAATGGCTATCACAGCACAATCCATCATTGACCGCGTCCGCATCCAGCTCATCGATGAAGGCGTTACGAAACGCTGGAGCGATGCAGAACTTCTTAAGTGGCTTTCGGATGGACAGCGGACGATTGTATCCGTGTCTCCGGGCAACTCTAGCATTACGGCCACAATTCCGTTGGTGAGCGGCACCAAGCAGCTGATCCCGACTGACGGTCACATGCTTCTCTCAATCATTCGCAACAACAGCGCCGACGGCAATAGTCCGGGTCGCGCAGTTCGCATTGTGTCGCGTGAAATTCTCGATGCTCAGAACCCCAACTGGCATACGTCTACAGCTTCCGCGACAGTGCAGAACTACATCTTCGACCCGCAAGAGCCGCTGAAGTTCTACGTGTATCCGCCAAACACAGGCGAAGGTCACCTAGATGTTGTGTACTCTGTTCTGCCGACAGACATGACTTCGACAAGCGCAACTCTTGTGGTTCAGGATATCTTCCAGACAGCCCTGTTCGATTACGTCATGTTCCGTGCTCACCAGAAGGACAGCGACTTCGCAGCAGGTCAGGGTCTTGCAGCTACTTACTTGCAGCTGTTCATGGCCGCAGTCGGTGCTCGCGACACGGGTATTGTGGGCAGCAACCCGAACCTGTCTCTTGGCGCACCTGATCCCGGTAATCGAGGGAGTGCTAAGATATGAGCAATGTTTCTTACGAAGCGTTCTTCCCCGAAGTACTTCCCTACGTTCACGACGTACCGGAGTTTGTGGCAGTCAACGCCATCCGCAACGCGTGCATCGAGTTCTGCGAGAAGTCGGATTACATCATCTACACGATGGACCCGATCACCATCCTGCCGCGAATCAATACATACGAGCTTGATCTCCCGTCAGGCACTATGCTGTCTCGCCTGATTGCAGGCTGGGTCGGGAATCTCCCGCTAACGTTTAAGAGCGAGGAAGATTTGCAGCGCATCTACCCGCTCGATTGGCGGCAGATGGGCGGTCGTCCGCAGTACATCACTCAGATAGTTCCTGAAGAAGTAATCATCTGCCCGTTCAGCGATTACAAAATGCCAGCAGGTATGAAGCTGATTGCTTCGCTCAAGCCGACTCGCGCATCTACCACAGTTGACTCCCTGATTTACGAGCGGTGGGCTGAGCATATCGGTTTCGGAGCGAGGGCTCGTCTGTACGACACACCAAACCAACCGTACTACGACCCGCAGCAGGCTGTTAAGTTCCGCACATGGTTCGAGTCGGCCATCGGCGAGGCTAAGATGGAGCGTAATCGCGGCCTTACCCGTAACGTCACTCGCGTCCGCCCCCCCCGATTTGTTTGAGGATGAGAGATGGCCGAAAGAATTAAACTGGTTCAAGGCGACAGCCGCCCCCAGCTTCAGCTAACCCTGACCGATGACACTACCGGTGATCCTATCGATCTGACCGGTGCTACCGTGCGTATGAAGTTCCGCCAGACAGGATCGGAGACGCTTCTCGACACAATTACAGGTGTAGTCACTGGCGCACTGACGGGGCAGGTCGTAATTATCTGGGGCCCGAACACCCTTAACGTGGAAGAGGGTGACTACGAAGGCGAGATTGAGATCACGTTCTCGGATAACAGCATCCAGACCGTATACAACCTGCTCAAGTTTAAGATCAGGGCAGACTTCTAATGGGTATCCGTGCGGTAGTCACGGAGCTAAAGACTACCACAACCTCGGTGATCGCCAAGGTTGCTGTGTCCGCACGGGAAATTGTCGCTGGCGTTGCCGCGCAGGGCATCAATGTAACAGCTCAGGTAGTAGATTCGACTGCTCAGGTCACAGCCTCGACCTATTCTGCTGTCGTCTCCTACACCAACATTACCCTGTCGGCCATCACAGGTCTGTTCCTTAAGATTCTGGCGTTCTTTGATACTGTTGTCACAGCGGATATCATCAGCCTGTTCATCGGCAAGAACCTGAATGAGCATCTCAGTGCAGCCGATAGCGTTGCCAAGCAAACCACCAAGACATTCTCCGACACAAACTACACATCCGATGCTCAGGTACGGTATGTTGGTAAGAACATAACGGAACCTCTGACTGCTAGCGATCTTGTCAGCAAGCTGACTACAAAGGGCTTCACTGACTACGCGACTACATCAGAAGCTCTGGTACGATCTACCACCAAGGGTATTGCAGAGCCGCTTACCGCGTCTGATGCTTTGAGCCTTAGCTATCAAAAGATATTCTCTGACTCTGCCAGTGCGTCTGACGCAGTGCTCAAGAGCTATACCAAGTCACAGAACGAGTATCTCTCGGCTGCTGATGTGTTCTCGATCTCGTACACCAAGTACTTTAACGAGGCGCTATCTACGTCCGACGCAGTCTCTAGATATCTAACAAAACCTTTGAGTGAATCTGTTGCTGTAGCGGACACCAACGTTAAGTACGTAACCTCTGTGCAAGTTGACAGTATAGCCGCAAATGATGTAGGATACTGGACAAAGCAGGATTATGCCAGCTGGGATTATTTCGCCGAAGACTACGTCGGATCAACCGGCACATTTACTTGAGGTATCGCGATGATTAACGACATGGTCAGTGCCACAGGCAAGCTGCACATTCAGGTATTCGACGCTGAGGGCAACCTCAAGACTGAGTACCACAAGACAAACCTCGTCGTGGACACTGGTCTGGCGTACATCACCAGCCGCATGAAGGACGCCACTGCTACGGCTATGTCGCACATGGCTGTCGGCAGCGGTACCGCAGGTGCTGCAAGCGGGAACACTGCACTTGGCACCGAGCTTGGTCGCGTTGCTCTGACCTCTACCACTGTCACAGCCAACAGCATCGCATACGTCGGTGACTTCCCTGCCGGTACAGGTACAGGTTCTGTATCTGAGGCAGGTATCTTTAACGCATCCTCGGGCGGTACCATGCTGTGTCGTTCGCAGTTCGGCGTTGTCACTAAGGCTGCCGCTGACTCGATGCGCATCACATGGACCGTGACCATTTCGTAAGGGCTGAAGCATGACCACCATTGTTACGAGGGCCGGTAAAGGCTCTCCCCTTACGAACAATGAGGTGGATGCTAACTTCATCAACCTCAACACCGCCAAGATCGAGGTTGTAGGTACACCCACCACAGGCCAGTTTATCGGATGGAACGGTACTGCATGGGCCCCTACGTCCAGTAGTGGCACAGTAACCAGTGTTAACGCATCTGGCGGATCAACCGGCCTTGCATTTTCCGGCGGCCCAGTCACAACATCTGGTACTCTTACACTCGGAGGTACGCTAGCTGTAGGGTATGGTGGTACTGGAGCCACTACAGCCGCAGGCGCACGTATTAATCTAGGTCTGGGCACGGCAGCTACCACCGATGCTTCAGCGTATGCTACTGCGGCGCAGGGTGCTAAGGCAGACACTGCCGTCCAGACAGTTACATCTTTGGATGGGTCTGTAGCAATTACAGGAACCACGGCAATTGATTTGTCCGTGTCTGTTGCCGCGTCTACTAATAATGTGCTTGTGCAGGTGCGAAACACGACAGGTGCTACCCTTACAAAGGGCACTGTGGTGTACATCAATGGGGCTACTGGGCAGCTTCCTACGGTAGCCAAGGCAATTGCCTCCGGAGATGCGACATCGGCTCAGACGCTGGGCATGATCACGGCAGATTTGGCGAACAACGCTAACGGTAATGTGACCGTGATCGGCCTGATCACCGGAGTCGATACATCGGCGTACACTGATGGTCAGCAGTTGTACCTTAGCGGCACAACAGCGGGCGCAGTAACAACCACCAAACCAGTCGCACCGATTCATATGGTGTATGTTGGTGTGGTTGAACACGCGCACCCGTCGCAGGGCAAGATTTTTGTTAAAGTCCAGAACGGCTATGAGTTGGATGAGCTACATGATGTTCTCATCACAACGAAGACAAGCAATGATGTCATTAGTTATGACTCCGCTTCCGGTCTCTGGAAGAACAAGCAGCTCACTACAGTTCTTGGCTTTACCCCAGAGAACACCGCCAACAAGGGTGTGGCAGGTGGGTACGCGTCTCTCGACGGTACAGGTAAGGTTCCCTCGACTCAGCTTCCGTCCTACGTGGACGACGTTGTCGAGTACGCCAACCAAGCATCGTTTCCTGCTACCGGCTCTACCGGCATCATCTACGTGGCGCTGGACACCAACAAGATTTACCGTTGGAGCGGGTCGGCCTACGTCGAGATCAGCCCTTCTCCGGGTAGCACAGATAGCGTCCCTGAGGGATCGACCAATCTGTACTACACAACATCGCGTGCCCGCTCGGCCATAAGCGCAAGCGGATCGCTCAGCTACAATAACACAACCGGCGTTGTCAGCTACACTCAGCCGACGAACGTATCAGCGTTCACCAACGATGTCGGCTACATCACCGGCATCACCAGCGGCAACGTAACGACCGCGCTTGGCTATACCCCTGCCAACAAGGCTGGCGATACGTTCACTGGCGTTCTGTCTATTCAGAACTCTAACGATGCTCAACTTTACCTCAACGGAAACGGCACGACTTGGGCGGGCATCTCTTGGAGCGATGTCGGCGGCACAGATTATATGTGGTATTATGGTGGAACCTCAACGTTTGCCCTTGGTGGCGGCGGGTCTGCTGTTGCCAGCAAAAAGTTGCACGTTCACGGCGGGACAACGATTGGCAGCGGACTTGCTGGAACGTCAGTGTCAGCAAATGGCCTGTTGGTAGAAAGCCGCATTGACGCGCCAATTTATTACGACAGCAACGACACGGGCTATTACGTCAATCCCAACGGCACATCAAATCTAACCAGCCTAGTTGTAGCCAACACCATTAATGGAAGCGTAAGCGGGCTTTCTGGTGCTTTGCGTAGTGAAGGGTATGGTGATGGCAACCTAACCTACTACCAGACCTCCGGCGACTTTGCCGGGACAACTGGGTGGGCGCACTACATCATTGCCAACCACGGCAATGGGGCAAGCTACTACAACTACATGATGCGCCTTCCGTTTTGGAGCGCGCCGCAATACCGCCGCCAGACCGGAGATACGTCATCCGTAACGCCGTGGTACACGTTCCTGTCTACTGAGAACTTTAACCAATACGCAATGCCGTCTGGATCGTCCGCGACGAACAGCGTCGATGTCCGCGCGCCGATCTTCTACGACAGCCAAAACACCGGCTACTACGTTGATCCGTCTGATGCGTCGCGGATGAGTTCGATCTACGCGCGCGGTCAGCTTCGGGCTACCGGGTGGTGGGGAGCTTATAGCGGCAGCGAAACGGCCCTTGGCGTTGAGATGGGCCAGAGTGGCGGCACAAGCTACGTCATCTCGTACAGTCGCGACGCATCAGCCTACGGCCCGATGCAGTTTGAGGCCAGCAGCTTTAGGTTTGAGGGGGCTTACAGCGGCTACGTCACGGCCAACACCAGCTTCCGCGCGCCGATCTTCTACGACAGCAATGACACTAGCTACTACGCTGATCCGAATAGCAGCAGCGTCCTCAACACGCTATACTTCCGCAACTCATCGGGAGCCAACGTACTCGTCGGCAACGCCTCGACCTTTGGTTACTCGTCTGGGTACCGCACCCTGCTTCTGGGTAACCAAGCCTACACCACGGTCTGTATCGGGGTTGACCCTGTTGCTAACCCCAGCGGCAGCTTCAACGGTGCTGGCTCTGGTGTTGAGGTGATGTTCAAGAACGGGGTGAGCTTCATCACGCCGAACAGCGCGAATAACGGCTACCACCAAGTCCTTCAGCTTTCTGATGGAAACGGGTATTTCGGTAACATTGGGCAGGCAGCTAATTCGCTCCGCTCTCAAATCTTCTACGACAGCAACAACACCGGCTATTACGTTGACCCAGATACAACCTCTAACTTGAACGCCGGGTTCGCTAGCGGCCAATGGAAGTTTCGTTCCAACCCCGGCAGCGGGGTATACAGCGGAGCAGTCGCAAATCTTGGTTTGCAAGCGTATAGCGATGACGGCGGTTCTGCCCACCTAGCGTTTCACCGCAGCGGCTACTACGCCGTAAACATGGGCCTCGACCCAGACAACTATCTTCGTATCGGTGGGTGGTCTGCCGCAGCAAACCGCTGGGTTCTCGACATGGCGGGCAACAACTGGGCCGCTGGTTCATTCCGCGCACCAATCTTCTACGATACCGACGACACGGGGTATTATCTCAATCCAAGCTCGTCATCGAATATATATTCAATTAATGTAGCTAGTCAGTTGGTGGTTGGTGGTGATGCCCGCGCCCCCATTTTTTATGACAGCGACAACACAAACTATTTTGTAAACGCCGCAAGCAACTCGTCTTTGTATTCGTTCAACCTGAACGGGAACAGCACCATCTTTGGCGGGTATGGCAATACCAACGGACTTGGCATTGAAAACCACGGCTCATTTATTCGATTTGCGTTTTACGACCTTGACTTTTGGGACTGGGATTTGGGGTCTGTCCTTCGGCTTAACGGTTTTGCGCAGTCAAACACCAGCTTCCGCGCCCCGATCTTCTACGACAGCGATAATACCGGATGGTATCTGGACCCAGCCAGCACTAGCTCTTTAAACAATCTCAACGTCAACGGCAGCACTGTATATCCAGCCCAGTGGACTACGCGCTTCCAGTCAAGCAGCGACTTCCCGAACGGCACGTTGGTCGCGACTGACATCCCTGCTACTGCAACAAACGGTGACAGCTTCATCATTGAGATCACCGGCAAGAGCTATGACGGCAGCAATCCGCCGTTTAAGGTTGTTGCACAGGGCTATCTCTACAACGACACGATCATCAACTACTCAGGCATCAACTACGGCGGGTCGTTCTCGTCGTATATCAAGGTGTTCCAAGACGGCGGTGTTCTGAAGTTTTGGTGGCCGCGCATCAGTTACTGGAACTCGTTCAACGTCAACGTCATGTCGATGGACGGCCAGACCAACAACACCATCACGCGCAACCGTGTGACCGCCATCACCGACAGCACTGAGCCGACCGGCACGAAGAAGGTTCAGATCAATCTCAATCAGGCGCTCCGCGAGAATGCTTGGATTGGGAACAAGTATTTTGGTTCTGACGGGGCGATCTACGGCGATCCGTTCTATGGAGCCGCTTTCTACGACCGCAATGATACTGCGTACCGCGTCGATCCGGCCAGCACCTCCATTACAAACGTAATGAGGGGCAACGCTTACCAATCGCTTTACGGCGGTGGTCAGCCAGCCGCTCGGTGGGACTGCTCATTCTACGTCCTGCAATCGCAGCATTGGTATAGCCACAACGGCGCATCAACCATGTATGTTGGTGAGCCGGGAGACTTCGTTTATATCCGTGGCTACACGCAAGCTGAAGGTTCATCGCGTGCGCCGATCTTCTACGACAGCAACAACACCGCCTACTACGTTGACCCCAACGGAACCAGCAACTTTAACTACCTGCAAAACGGGTCGATGTGGGTCAACAACGGCTCACAATACAACAACTACAACGAGAACATTCGTCTATTCGATGCACCTAACGGTGTCTCGGTAATTGCCTATAGCTGCTCCGGAACAGGTGGCGCGCCAAGATTTTCGCAAATCTCTTTCTCAAGTTTCTTTGAAACCAGAGGGCCTACAGGAGATTGGGAAACTAGGCTTTACACTGGCTATGAAGAGGCGCGTGGCTCTTATCGCGCTCAGCTTTTTTACGACAGCAACAACACAGGTTATTACTGCAACCCTAACGACGAGAGCGTCCTTAACACACTTACCTTGTTTGGTGAGTTGAACCTCAGCGCGTCCGGTATTAACTACATTGACCACTCCGGCACGATTTATTTCCGCAACCAGAGCGGCTACGCGACCAGTGCGACCCTGACCACGGGCGGCGACTTTACCGCATCCGGCAACGTCACGGCGTACTCGGATGCCCGCCTGAAGGACAATGTTGAGACCGTCAGTGGCGCGCTGGACCTTGTCTCAGCGATGCGCGGCGTCACCTACACACGCAAAGACACAGGAAGTGAGGGAGTCGGCGTGATTGCACAGGAAATGCTTGAGGTAATCCCTCAAGTTGTGCAGCAAGGTGAGGATGGCACGTTGTCTGTCGCTTACGGAAACCTCGTCGGCGTACTGATTGAGGCTATCAAGGAACTCAAAACTGAAGTAGAAACCCTCAAAGCAACTGTTCACTAGGAGTACGTATCATGGCACTAACTTACACTTGGGAACTCAAGTCCCTCACAAAAGCTGACGTTGACAATCTGACTGGCGTTATTGTTCAGACACGCTGGACCTGCACCGGCACTGATGAAGATGGTGTCGATGGTGTGTTCAATGGGGCAACGCCGTTCAATCCGGCAGAGATTGACCCTGAGCACTTCACCGCTTACGAAGACCTTACCGAAGCACAGGTGCTCGGTTGGATCGAAGGCGTTGTCGTGGGTGCCTACAAGGAACACGTTGACGCTCAGATCATGAAGCAAATCGTTGCGAAGAAGACTCCGACTGAAGACGTGCAGGAAGGTCAATTCCCTTGGTCCCCTCCGCTTGAGTCGTGATCTAGGAGTTAGATGATGAACGAAGAACTCGACAAGTACACAGCGGCACCGGACTCGATTAAGGTCGAGCTGACGGTGCAGGAAGTAAACACAGTCCTCGCCGCTCTCGCTGAGCTGCCGCATCGTGTGGCTGACCCTGTGATCCGCAAGGTGTTCGCGCAGGCTCAAGAGCAGACTAAGCAGTGACACTGCCCTCCTCCGGCGCGATTTCGTTATCGCAGGTTAACACCGAGCTAGGGCGGTCATCCACTGCCACTATCTCTCTAGGTGAATCTGCTGTGCGAACTCTCGCCGGAGTGGCATCGGGGGCGATCTCGATGTCTAACCTCTGGGGCAAGTCAGCCGTTTCTTTCTCGCCAGATGGAGGGGCATCCGCAGGCTCACCTGTAGGTCTCTATGATGCTGGTCAAGCATTTGCCTCTACTACCATCACTTGTTCAGCAAGTGCTGTTTGGACATATACTGGCGGTGGCCCCGGCACCAATGTCAGCGTTGCTAGTGGCGGCTCCGCCACTGAAATTACCTTCAATCTATCAACTTCACTTTACCCAAGGACTACCAACTGGGTGCTTAGCGCCACATCAGGTGGCGTGACTAGGTACTGGGTTATCGATCTTGAAGTATTTGGCCTCGCATAACACACTCAACCAAGGGCATAGCCATGATTGAACAACTCGTTTCCCGCGTATTCTTCACACGCAACGCGGCTCATCTTGCCCACTGGAAGACGAAGTCGTTCTCCCAACACATGGCACTGGGTGACTTCTATGACGCGCTGATCGACAAGATCGATTCTATCGTGGAAACGTATCAGGGCTACTTCGATCTGATCGCCATGGTACCCCCCAAGACCGGCCCACTTCTTCCGGGCGATATCACTCGAATGATATCAGACGACTGCGACTGGATCATGGAGAACCGTGAAGACATTGCCAAGGATAATTCCGCAGTAGAGAACCTGATTGACGATCTACTGGCGACCTACATGACCACGCTCTACAAGTTGCGCAATCTGAAGTAAGATGGTAAAGTAGTAGCGCGGTACCGTATTTCGCAGAGGACTATATGGCTGGGGCACTTTACAAGAACAATGCTACGGCGACTCTGTCTGCCAATATCAGTAGTTCTGCGACCAGCTTGACTGTTGCTACGGGGCAGGGTGCATTGTTCCCGGCTGCTGTTACTGGCGGTGATTACTTCTACGCTACGCTGATCAGCAGCACCGGCACAATCGAGATTGTCAAGGTAACCAATCGCTCTACCGATACATTCACACTGGTTCGGGCGCAGGACGGTACTACGGCTTCTGCGTTTAATAGCGGCAGCAAGGTTGAGCTGCGAATCGTAGCGGCAGGTTTGAACGAGAAGCTGTCTACCACAGGCGGCACTATCACAGGCAGCCTGACAATCCAAGGTGCCACGACAATCACCTCCGGCACCATCACAGGCATCACCGATCTGGCAGTCACAGATGGTGGTACAGGCGCTTCGACTGCGGCGGATGCTCGCACCAACCTTGGCCTTGGGTCTATGGCTACTCAGGGCGCTGGTGCTGTAGCTATCACGGGCGGTACGATCACAGGGATTACAGACCTTGCTGTGACTGACGGCGGAACCGGGGCGTCAACAGCAGCTGACGCCCGTACAAATCTGAGTGTCCCATCGGTAGCGCAGATGAATGCTGCCGTGGCCGCAGCAGTTCCTCCCGGCTCGGTGTTCTATTTTGCAGCCGCCTCAGCCCCGACAGGTTACCTGAAGTGCGACGGCTCCGCAGTATCTCGCACTACATACGCAGCACTATTCGCCGTTGCTGGCACCACGTTCGGTGCAGGCGATGGTTCTACCACGTTCAATCTTCCTGATCTTCGCGGTGAGTTCATTCGCGGTCTCGATGACGGTCGAGGCGTAGATGCAGGCCGCACTCTTGGCTCTACGCAGGCCGACGATTTCAAATCTCACACCCACCCCGGTAACTACCCCGGCTCGTTGGTCTCTGCGACGAGCGCGTTTGAGGAAGGTCGAGGCTCGCCTGACTGGACTCTGACCACAGCTACAGGTGCTGCCGGTGGCACTGAGACTCGTCCCCGCAACGTCGCGTTGCTTGCCTGCATCAAATACTAACAGGGCCGTCAACCATGGATTACCAAGTTCTGTTCAACATCGTGCTGGGTCTGGCGGGTTTTCTGGGAGGCTGGGCCTTGAACAACGTGACCAAAGCTATTGAGCGGCTGGACAGCGACGTGAGGGCCATGCCTCATACTTACGTTTCCAAGGATGATTGGCGTGCTGCCATGAAGGAAGTCAAGGACGAGATGGTTCGGGGCTTCGACCGGCTGGAAGAGAACCTGAACAACGTGTTCAGCAAGCTCGACAAGAAAGAAGATAAATCCTGACCTCTTCTATTCCGCCCCTCTCTACTACAACAAGAGGCCGGATCGGAGAATTGCTTGCCGCTGCGGCCATAGAGCAGTGCGGCTGGAAGACGTTACTTACTCCGATGGAAGACATAGACCTTGTAGCCATGTTCGGCACAAGGTTCATGCGCGTTCAAGTTAAGGCATCAAGCCTACCGCAAACATCGGATCGCGCTCCCCACTATTACTTTACGACTCGCAGTCACGGCAAAGGTGAGCTGACCCCTGAGTTCGTAGATATATTTGCGCTAGTAGCTGTGGATCGACGCAAGGTCATGTTTACCCCCGCGTCCAGTGTCAGTCGTACCACACGGATACTGCCAGAGAAGTACGATCAGATTGACATCGAACGCATTACATGGGACAATGCTGTCACCCAAATCTTAGGTGAATTACATGGCATTCGTTCTGGGCCAGAGGTCTCTCGATAGACTTAACGGCGTACACCCTGATCTCGTGAAGGTGGTCAAGCGGGCCATTCAACTCACACCCGTTGACTTCACTGTACTGGAAGGTCTTCGTAGCGTCGAACGCCAGAAGCAGCTAATCGCCTCAGGCGCGTCGAGCCTGAAAGACCCGATGCGTTCGCGGCATGTAACCGGCCACGCAGTTGACCTCGCGCCGATGATCGGCGGCGAAGTGCGCTGGGACTGGCCCCTGTACAAAAAGATTGCCCCTGCCATTAAGCAGGCGGCGAAGGAAGTCGGCGTTCCAATTGAGTGGGGCGGTGACTGGTTGCGCTTCAAGGATGGGCCGCATTGGCAGCT